TTTGATCGCCGTCGTGGGTGGAGATGATGCGGACCTTGCCGCCCCAGATCAGAAGCGCCAGGGCGGCCTTGAGCAGTTCGCCCAGCTTGTCGTGGAAGGCGGCCTCGTCGATGACCACCACCCCCTGCTTGCCGCGCAGGTTGGCGGGGCGGGAGGAGAGCGCCACGATCCGGCGGCCGGAGTCGGGGAAGCGGATGGTGTAGGTCTTGATGTGCCGGTCTTCCTTGTCCTCTTCCCAGAGTCCTTCCTCCACCTCGCTGGCGGCGTAGTTGAAGGCCTTGGCCCACATGCCGCAGGCTTCAACGTATTCGATGGCCATGTCCTGGTTGTAGCCGATGTAATAGACGTTCTGCCCGCCCTCTGCAGCGGCGATCAGGACGTTATCGGCGGCTTCGGCCCAGGTGAGGCCGGTACGGCGGGATTTCTCGCAGACCTTGAGCGGAGACTGGTCGGCGATCCATTCCTGTTGGTAGGGAAGAAGGACAACAGGGACGTCAAGGACGGCAGTGTTTGGCAACCGGGCGGGTATCACTCAGCGATCCCCAGGATCTGGCGGCGGATTTCCTGCACGGTGTCGGAGGTGAGCCCGCCTTTTTTGGCAATTCTGCTGACCTCGTTGGCGGCCCGTTCCCGTTCCTGGCGGCGGATATCGTCTTCGCGCTTGACGTTGATGGTGGCGCTTTGCTCCAGACGCTGCATGGTCAAGGACAGGTTCTTGATCTGGTCTATGGTGGCGCTCATGGATTCCGGATCTTCCATATCGGCGTCCTGAAGTTTCAATGACAGTTCAAAGGCCATTGAACGCAGCATTTCATTGATCAGAAGCCCGGTCTGTCCCTGGGGCGCCGCACCGACCTGGCTGATGTACATCTGGGCTACTTCGCGGCTTTGGCGCAGCTTCTGGCCAACCTCTTCCATCTTGACGGCGTAGCGGTTGACGCTGCTCTTGGTTACCCGTTCCGGCAGTCCTAGCGCGGACAACAGGCTGTTGGCCCGGTCGGTGGCTTCCAGTTGGGTGATGCGCGGGTCCTGGAGCCAGGCTTGCAGCTCGGCCTTGATCTCGGGCGGCAGCAGATCGATGGTTGATCGCTTGGCCATGTCAGCGCCCCGGCCCAGGTCGCTTGACACCCGGTACGGTGGCGGCGCCGTTGGCAACGTCCACTCCACGCTGGGTGATGGTGGCCACGTAGTAGCCGACCACGTCATTCAGGGTCAGCAGTCCCTGTTCCGCCAGCCATGACAGGTGTGTGCGCACCTTGTCGCGGCTGCATTTATGACCGAATTCCTCCAGGATGCTGTGGATGATGGATTCGTTATGGCTGTAGCCAAGGTCCTGCGCCAGGGCGCGAAGTATGACCAGGCGCTGGTCTTGGGTAAGAAGTTCGGAAAAGGGCATCACTTGCCTCCATTTAAAAGATGCTGGTTAACGAGTTCCAGGGAGTTGGCCAGCCCCTTGACGCCGCCGACCAGTTCGCGGATGTCGCCGTGCAACTGGTCGAGCCGTTGAAACAGCCGCACGTCGTTGTCTTCCATGCGCGGGTGATTGCCGCAGACGGCCTTGCGCTCGAATTCCAGTCGCAGGTTCGCCATGTCGCCGGAAACGGTCTGCTTGTATTCCGACAGGCTGGAAAGCGCTTTTCCGGCCTTTGCATCGGCATCGGCCACCTTTGCCTCAAAGGCGGCTATCTGCCGGTTCAGCAGGTATTTGATGGCTCCCAGCAGCATGCCGGTCCAGGCGGCCAGTATGCCCAGTCCCCAGGCAATCATTGAAAAGGTGATCGTCATCTGCAGCGCCTCCGGTTCTCCAACAATGTCTGGCATTCCATGCATCTGCGGCAGCCGGGAATAATCCGCCGCCGTTTCTCGGGTATCTCCTCGCCGCACTCCTCGCAAATGATGGCGGCCGGGCCGGTCGGCCGGTTGCGCTGATGTTCGGCCAGGGCATCGGCGAGAAACTGCTCGTTAATCGCCTGGGCGAGGTCTATTTCATCGGGCACGGCCGCCCTCCCGGTAGCCGTCGAGAATGGTCTCCAACTGTCCGGCATAACCTGCGACCGCTTCCAGTGATTCGGCATAGGCACGAATGACGTCAGCCGGGGGAGAATCGGGCAGTAACGCGCCGATGGCGAGACGCGGCCGGGCAATCTCGGGCGGTGCGGTGCAGGGAACGGCCACGGGCACTTCTACGGTTTTCGGCAGGGTGGAGCATCCTGCCAGGGCAATGATCAGGGCCATCAGGGCAAAGCGGTTCACTCCTCGTCCTCCCAGCGCTTATTGAATTCCAGAGCATGTTCCGCTCCCCATTTGACGGCATCCGGACAGGCGGTGGGGATGGCGGCCACGGAGACGGTGCGAACACGCAGGGCGGTGACAGTGCGGACTTTTTCGGCTGTGCGGGCGGCTTCATTGACGCGCTGCGTCTGTTTGTCCGCTTCGGCCTTCCATGCGGTTATCGCCTGGTTCTGCGTTGCGATCCTGTCGCCCAGGGCAGCCTGCTGGGCCTTGGCGGCATCCAGCTTGGAGTCTTGGATTTCCACGGTGACACCCAGGCCGATACAGGCGATCAGGAGTACTGCGGCCGCGTAGAGCAGCGCCTGAAGCCCCCAGGGGGAGCGGGTTATGAGATTGACCAGGAAATCCATTACCAGTTCACCCGGCCCAGCCAACTGTTCAGGTATTTATCCATGCGCGGGTTTTTATTCACGATGTCTAGGTAGCGCCCCAGTTGATAGCCGTTCAGCAGCTTGTAAAACCGTACCCGGTTCGGCCTGGGGCGGGTGTATTGGTTGATCCAGCGGACCGTTTCGGCATCGATGCGGCCATTGACCGGGTAGTCCTTGCCCCGGCCGTTGAGATGGTTGCAGACACGCTGGACGATCCTGCCGGACATGCCGACGCCGCAGTTGACGGCAGTGTCGAAGATTTCGGTGGCGATGCCCTGGGATTTGAGTTCGGAGAGATGCAGCGGGTTCCAGAAGTCGCGTTTGTACAGTTCTCCAGCGCGTCTGAGGGTCAGGTTGCGGATATCCTCAAAGGGGTAGGTGTTAGTGGCGATGCCGTATTTCGTGCAGCCGTGACGGCCCACGCCGACTTTGCCACCGGTCCAGTTGCCGGGATCATTGCGGTCGCACTGCAGGCCGCCTTCGTGGCCGAAAACCACGGTGAGGGATTTTTGGATGTCGGCGGCGAATGCCGGGGCGGAAAGGGTGAGGGCAAATAACAGAGCGAGAATGATGCGCATGGAGGCCTCCTTTGAGATTTGTTCAGGGTTCAGAGTTTGTGGTTAAAACCTTGAGCCGAGGTGCAAATGGCAGGGAGGAATGTAACAGGGGGGTAGGGGGGAGTGGAGTTGAAGGCTTTCCAAGAAAAAAGCCCCTTTCCGAGTGGGTGGGAAGGGGCTTTGGGGAGTATTTGGGGGTGATACTCTTTTGGGGGGATGGTGTCAAGCGGGGATGGCTCGACTGGATTTTGTTACGTTTTTTTAGGCAGATATATGTTTGAACTTCTTTGACATGAATTATTTGGGTTGTATAATTTATTTTAATAAAAAGCTGTTATTCGTGTGGTCAATAAGTCCGGGAATTATGATTTGCTTTGATGTTGTTTAAACGGTTGGATGGTGGCTGGAATTTGCATCATTGACAAGAATTGACAGTTTCAGGAGGGGAGCCGGAAGGAGGTGAGGCCGCTTGAAGGGAAACTAAAAAAAACATCGACTCAGTCACCAAACAAGAACATCAAGAACCGGCATGTGTTGTTTACACGGATAACAGTGTTCAAGTATTTAATTCAGAATCACTACTTTTTCAAAGGAGAACAAACAATGGCTATAAAGTTAGAAGTCGTTGCCAATCCGACATCCTCTAGTGCAGTTTTGATCAACACGGAACATAGTTATGATCAGACCGGTATAGCAGCTAATTCTGTTGTGCATACTGGCGGTAAGAATGGAAACTATATTAGAATTCCTGACTGCTCTGGATCAGAATATTATCAAGATCATCATATACTCATATCCAATTCGAATTGGACTATATCTTTGTGGAACAACGATCACGAAAATCATAAGCTTTATTGGAGTTCCGGCGATTTTTATTCTGAACAAAATCCTATAGTAAACTCTGATAGCTATGAAACTTGCAGTATACTCATTGAGGGAAGCGGAAATAATATCACGGTTTCTGCCTTTCCTTTCTAGTTAACATTAAATACACGGGAGAAAAAATATGGAAGTGGCTAACAAAGATCCAGAAGCTACAGCATTGGCTACTGACATTACAGGAGTGTGGAAGATTAGTTGGACAGACGAAATCAATAATAAAGGTGAGTTTGAAATTGAGATTCAGAACGGTCCCAAGGGTTTACCATACATCGTAACGGGTATGGCGAGTCTGCCCTTTGACAGTGGTTTCCTCTTGGGCAACCAGAGTGTATCCGGGCAATCCATTGTGTTTACCATTGGTGTTTTCATTGGAGGCCGGACTGGCAGCTTTAATTTTAATCTCCCGAAGATCGGCGGAAGCGGGACTTTTGATGGCTCTGCGCTGTTATGTGATGGTTTGAAGAATACCAACGGAACTTGCGTATCCACCAAGGTGAAATAACAGAAACATAAGATGAGGGGTCGTGTCTAGACGGCCTGTTGCCCAAAACCAAAATATCGGATCTGGCAGTTGAAAGGGTCAAATCTTTTTGGTTGACTTTACCATGCGTTATTTCTGTTTTTGTCAACAATAAAGATTTGACCCCGACTTTCTGTTAAATTGCCACCGTAATAAATATAAAGGAGCTTATTTATGACAAACACAGAAGAAATAGGGGGTTCTGCTCTTCATAAATTTCTAGATACATGGTATAGGCATCCATTATCGCTTTCTATTGTAACGATATCAATTAATTTGATGTTTACATATATGTTAAGCAATAACCGGTTAGATCAAAATGGTATTATTACAATAGTTGCTATATCATTTGGATTATCTTTTATCATTATTTGTATAATTTATTTTATACTTTATTATAAAAAAGAGGTATTATATAATATATTAGATATGTTGTCAAATAGAATAAAAACACAAATGACAGTAGTACAAGAAAAACTTATCGGTATTAAAATTGGTATCGGTACGCCATATGAAGACTATGTTGAACAATTGAGTTTGGCTAAATCAAAGAGTCCTGCTGCAGAACAAACACGAGATGAGATCAAGCTGCTTAGTTATTTAAAATATCTTTTGAAGAGTTGTGGAATAGATATCCCAATTAATGGAAAGACGTATCTTGCGTTGGCAAAATTCTATTACAAAGAGGGTAATTACCAGAAGGCTTTAGAAAATATAGACAATATAACCGAAGACAAAAAAGCAACTTTTAGCCCTGGAGAAATATCTTTCTGTAAAGGATTAATACTTGAAAAACTGCGCAGAGACCAAGAGTGTCAAAAATTTTTTCATGAAGCTACAGTAGCTGGAAATAATGATGCTAAATGCTGGGAATGTATGAGGGATGTCGAACTTAATGAAGAGTGTGTGGACAGGTTTATAAAAAAAGCTAAAGAATGCGACAATCGTCACATTAAAGAACACTGTATAAGTGGACTTTCAACTGCCTATTACAGGAAAGCAAAATATTTTTCTAATAATGATCTAAATGCGCGTAGTTACAATTTAAGAAAAGCTGTAGAAATAGCCCAAACTGCTATAGATGAGTTCGATAGTTGGGCTTCATATTTCAATAAGGCTTGCGACTTGAGCGTAATGGCACAATACAAAATTAGTTTATACAGTAACAAATCATTTAATGACATTGAGGTTCAAAATGATATGAAAAAGCAAATATTTTATTGCCTTGGTAGGGCCTTTAACAGTCGACCAGCTCTCATGGAATACGCTTTAATTGAGAATGATCTGAGGTGGGTACGAGAAAATTGTGAAAAAGAATATAATGAACTATGCGGTAAAATTTTTAATAGGTGTAACGGCTTGCAATCATCGGAGTACCGGCCTGAATTCATCGCAATTTCGGGCCAGACTATTACCCCGGCAACTAAACAGATGAAATGCAGTCATACCTATAGAATCTTTTTTCCATGGAAAAGATTGATGCCTGGAAATATGACCAGAAGACTCAATACAAGATTCGCAAGTAGGTCTTCCGGCTTTGCAAGAAAACGGTCAATTTGAAATATGTTAATAAGAAGCTTCTTCTCTACTTTTTCATTTTTAAGGTAATGGGATTCTCCAACCACGCAAATATATCGGCCGTAACCGACGGTGATTTCTTCAGTCTCCGTTGAACCAAACTTTATACATATCACTGCACCAAAGGAGACCTCAATGCCAGCGACTAGAAATATTCTTAACCACCTTCGATTTGAGGTGGCTTCTGGAAAAAGAACATGTGATGTTAGCACAAAGCACACAATTGGGCCTGGAGAGAAGCACCTTGCGTATGAACAGGTACCAGGAATCAGGAAGAATATTTGCATGGCATGCGCCACCAGCATCCTCGCGGTTGCGCAGAAACACTTAACCGAAATCATTAATGAGCTTCATTCATGAGCAGATGGGTTGGGTAACCTGCCGTTTCAGTGTATTGTACCAAACAGGAAGTCAGAAGTGACGGAGTTGATTAGTTGACTAACTCGATAGTTAATCGACAAGTCAACAGCGTCCCGTCTGTTTCATTGTTGTTGATTTTTCATGCGTTATCTTTGTTTGTTGTCAATGATAAAGATTTGACCCCCCATTTTTATTTGACCCCCCATTTTTATGGGCGGGAAGGGGCTTTGGGGGTTATTCGGGAGTGATACTCTTTTGAGGGGATGGTGTCAAGTAAGGGGAGGCGTCACGTTATTGGATTTTTTAGGAAAAACATCATGCCGGGGTGTATCGGTATTCAGAATTAGAAATATGTTGTTCTTCTTTGACAAGAGCGAGTTGGCGTTATACATTATTCTGATTGAAGTGTTTTCATTTCGTTAGTTTTTTTCATGTTCACGGACTAAATATCCAGTTTGAAAAAGTGACCGGTTCACGCATGTGCGCGTAAACCGGTCAATAATCTGTTGGCATAATAAGAAAAACAAATAACAGTGTTCTGTCAGTTTCCCATGCCGGGCACTTCGTTGGTTCGAAGCAGAGGAGGTTAGATGGGACATCCACTTCATCAGGCAGTAGCAGATGCCTAAGATATGTGGCAAATTCTTCCAGGCTGCACTGGCTAATCATTTTCTATTACTAAAGACCAATTTCTTTTAAGGAGTATTTGCATGAAAATCATGACAGCAATATTTTTGGTTCTATTTTCAATGTCAATTTGTTCACAAGCATTAGCTGCTGATAATGATGACGAGGCAATGCGCCGATATAATGAGGCAATTAAAAAACAACAGGGTCAGCAACCTACGCCAATGCAGGAATTAAAAAAAGCACTTGCTCGACAAGAGCTCAGGGGTAAAATAGATGCATTGGCATCTAATATCAAAAGCAAAACAGGTGTTAAAGTTTATTACTCTGGATCATTGATTGCCGATAGTAAGGAAAAAATACGATACAGTTACCCAAATGATTTATCAGATCTTCTTGTTTTTATGACTCAACTATCTAAAGAAATAACCAGATATTCTACAAGAGATTTACAGCTATTCAAAATAAGCAATATTGTACTATGTAAGAATATGGATTATGAAGGCAAGCATGACACGGGAAGAGCTGATTATGTTAATGAAACAATATTTTACGATATATATTTTGGGCGCAGTAATAACATTCTAAAAAATAGTAATAAACAAAAAATAAATAAATATATTGCTCATGTAATTCATCACGAAATATTTCACATGATAGATTTTGCACTTTTTGAGAATGAACATACACGTAAAAAAATACGGTACACTGAACACCCCCTGGCATGGAAATATAATACCTGGGCAACTCTGAATCCAATAATTGACCCTAAATATTACAATGAACTTATGGCAAAGCCCATGAAGGCTATGGATCTTGATTCACCGTTTATCGGGTACGTAAACACCTATGCATTGCATTATGAGTTTGAGGATCGGGCTGAAATTTATGCATTTATATTAACAGAAGATCAAAATGACCAGTCAGTGGGGTCATTCAAATATTTCACCATGACTGATCCAATTATCATGAAAAAAATGGCTGCCATAATAGACGCGCTGGGATACCTTAAATCTTTTCAAAACTGAGCTTACATTCCTTTAAGTGTCCAGAAAGGGGGCAAATTTTTATTGTTGACTTTCCCATACGCTATTTCTGCTTGTTGTTAACGATAAAGATTTGCCCCCGACTTTGCACTCAGAGGAGATTCCAAGGCCATCAAAGTCTTTTACGGTGAAAGCCTAGATTTTATCGAGGAGACTAAGAAGAAAAAGGAAATTTTACTTTTCCTGATGAACTCAAAAAAAGAAAGTAGATTTTTAAAAATTCTGAGATCGTTTAAATGCCTTGATATGGAACCAGCAATGGCTCCGGTGTATATCAAGGCACTTCTCAACGATGTACACTTGCCTTTAGTCGGAGGAGAAGTTGATGAGTTATATACTGAATCAAGGAACGTTTCAGTTTGTTAGACATAATGGATAACGAACACATCTATTTTGAGGACGAGTAGTGGCAAGTAGAGTGAAATGGCCGCCAACAAAGCGCAACAGCGGACGGCGAACCCACCGCCACTGTGCTCTCAGTGTTGGTGACGGACATGTTACCGGCAGTTGCAGGTAAGATGAATATCTTGTACCATCAGAAGAAAATCTCATACTGCGACCCTATTCAGATTGGGAGAACAAAGCAATGAGCCGTGAATTGTCTTCTTCAGTGTTTAGGAGGTCAAATGACGCTGAGCTCTAAACAGCCAAGAGAACAAAGCGGTCGAGACTCATTCAGCCGTTATCGCTCACAAGTGCGGTCTGCTGCAATGGCAACCTTGTCTATACTCGAAGGAAAGGATGTTGACAGAGTCTACTGCGACTTACACGACGACTTCGTAGTAAGAATTAATGATAATCTTGGAGTAAGATACACTTTTTATCAAGTTAAAACCAAAGGAAAACAGAACCACATATGGACGATCAACGAGATATTTGGTCTCAAGACGACTCTTAAAGATCCCAAAAAACAAAATAGTGAGTCGATCAAAGATAGCTTTGTTGGCAAGCTTTTGAGACATACGGTTATATTTGCTGACTATTGCGATGCGGTGGTGTTTCAAACTAACGTTAACTGCTGTGACGAAATCGATGAAATTCTTTCTGATATTTCGTCTGATAAATTCGAGGCTAAATACACAAAGGTTCTAGTAGAAAGATTTAACAATATATTTGTAGAGGACAAATCAGCTAGCTTGCCCACTGACATCATTAAGAAAAACCTAGCTAAATTATTATTTCAAAGTGATGTTCAGTATCTCAAAGAGAGTGAGGATAATTTTGAACCACTGGCTAGAGACAAAATTTACAAATTCAGCGAAGTTGATTTAACTCATGATGAGACCGTCGAAATCTCCCTTAAACTTCTGGATCTTGTTGAGAAGAAATCCAGCGGAGTAATTAAGGATTGGACTACTGAGTCAATCGAAAAGTTAGCTGGTATTTCAATAGATGACTTGCTCTTGGTTCTCAGCATTTCCAAAGACGCGTACTACTGTTTAGTACAAGGTGGCGATACTAAAGCCATAAGGAGCGCGTCAATAATTCAACGAACACTGGCATCTTCTGGTGCAGATTCGACGGAATTAGAATATTGTTCAAGATGCAAGATAGAATGGGACCAGTGGTATAGAAATAATCGTCACATAATTCCATATTTTGATCTAAACAGAATTACATCTATGATCAAAGTTATGTTAATAAAAGTAAGAAATAATGGCATTGTAAGCATACCCATTTTAGCAGACCCCATTATATCTTTAATTTCAGAATTGTCTGATAAAGGTCTACTTTATGATTTAGATCGTGATTTAATTCTAGGTGGTGTATTCGCAGAATTAGTTCGAGGCAAGGCATGAACTTTGATAAATTTTTTGCTAACTTAAAAAACAGAAAGATGGATATCAGTTACGATGTTGAATATATCACAGCTGATCACAACAACTATACCTACAATCTCCTTGACAATGAAGCCCTGTTTCAAATGCCGCTCATATGTTTGATAGTCCTTATGATGGCAAAAGATAGAAGAAAGCCCTATGTCGCGGAAATTGGTCAAATGGTGAGTGAAAGCATTGAAGCCAGCATGCCTGCATTTAAAAGCTCAGCCCAAAATATTGGATGGTCTGCTAACTTGAGGGTTAGAACGGTAAAAGCAATGATTTTTCTTGAAAACGCCGGGCTAGTCGAGGTTATGAGCAGAAAAGGGCGCATAGACATCACGGAACTAGGCAAAAAGGTGGTATTGTCGGCTCTGAGCCGAAACGACAATTTATCTATTAACCTTTCAGCTATTGGACGAGCTTATCGTAATCTCTGCGTCTCAAAACAGTTCGATTTGGAGCTAATATGAAGTTGATAAGCATCAAGATCTTTCCTATTAACAAATCAGGATGGGAGTCCGATTTACTTGAATTTGGAACACATATAACCCAATTGTTTGGACCAAATGGTTGCGGCAAAACCCCAATAGTACAATCCATTGCATTCTGTCTAGGCTATCCTTGTCAATTCAGAAAAGACATCTATGACCATTGTGGATATGCAATCCTGAAAGTTGAAACTCATAGTGGCATTTTCGATATAAGACGTGTTTATAGTCGTGATGTTGACATTACTGTTAATAATTCTGAGGGTGAAATTGAACGATTTTTTGATGAAAGAGAATTTTCTAACTACGTTTTTAGCGTTCTAGATATCCCTAATCCAAATTTAGTGGGCAATAACAATCAAGTCACCAATGCCTATTTATCTACCATTCTTCCTCTATTCTATCTTGATCAAGACGAAGGATACAGCCGAATATACTGTCCCCCTAGCAATTTTATTCGTGATCAATTTTCGGAGATGGTGCGGATTGTATTCAACCTTCCAGTAAAGAATTCTTTTGATGTTAAGAAGAGTCGGTTACAAGCAAAGGAAAACCTTGATTTTTGGGATAGGCGTGTAGAGACACACTCTCGACATGTTGAAACAGCTATCCGAAACACCTCTAACATCGCCCATACTTCTTATGAGCTTTCGGTCAAAATCCAGCACCTTGAGGATGAACTTGAGCGACTCAAAACATCTGGAACCGGTTTAGAAGATTCTCTGAGCGTCTTTGATCGCTCTATTTCTGAGCACGCGTCAGTTATCAGGAACCTTGACGCCGAGATTGAACAACTCAATAAGCGAACACGCGGTGTATCCCAGATTATCGCCGAAATTAACACTGAGATTGATACGTTAAATCTCAACGAAGAGGCAAGAAGGGTGTTTAAGTCATTTTCGGAAATATGCGAAGACCCAGATTGTAAGCTTTTTTCGCTAAGCTCTGATTCTTATAGCAAAAACTTATTATACCTGAAAGACCAGATCAAAGACCTCCAGCGTAATTCCGTCATAGATGACGAAAGAGTCGCTGACCTCATTGTCTTGAAGAAGGAAAATGAAGCATTAATTCAAGCCATTATCGAACGTAGAAATGCTGTTATTGAAAAAAGCGACATATCTGCTCTTGTTGATGCTATATCTGAGATTAAAAATACTATATTTGAACTTCAAAGTATGAGAAGTGATATCGAAAAGGTTGAAGTATTACGATTACAATATTTTGATATTATTAAGAGTAGAGATCGTGCTCTTAGCGAATATCAATCCTTTTCCACTGACAAAACATTGATACCTGAGTTAGTGAGATTAAAAGCAGATTTGCGGCAACTTTTTATAGCATGGCTCGAGGAACTCCACACCAGAAACATCAGCCGAAACATTACTTTCAAAGAAGACTTCGTTCCACTCTTGGGCGAAGAAACCATTTCTCAGCTAAAGGGCAGCACGCGTATAAGGGCTGTGCTAGCTTTTCACGCCGCATTAATAGAATTAATTTCGAATACTAATTCAGGTTTCAAATTTTTAATACTTGACACACCAAAGCAACATGAAATTCATAATGATGACTTAGATCGCTATTTACAATCTCTCAAACAACTTTGCATTAAGCACAGTATACAAGTTGTTTTCTCTACGACTGAATATCATTATACGGGGGATGAGCAGGATAAAGAGTGGAATCCCCAATATCCCGGTGCTGAACAGAATATGTTCCTTAATGACAACATACCACGGGGGCCTGTGGCTGGGGTCGAGCCAAGTTAACTGGCTTAAAAAACATAAAAGTGTCAGTCCTGCACTCTTGACAAAGTTAAATATGTAGGCCTGATAATTACTCTAGGTATGTGTAAGAATTATCAAAAAACCAAAATAATATGGGAAAAAACAATGAAAGTAATTGAAGGTGATTTGATAAAATTGGCCAAGGCTGGCAAGTTCGATCTGATTGTACATGGGTGCAACTGTTTCTGCACAATGGGGGCTGGAATCGCCAAGGGAATCATGTTGACATTTCCAGAGGCATATAAGGCGGACAAGGAAACAGAAAAGGGGAACAAAGAGAAACTTGGAATCTGCACCTTCGCTGAAATTAATGGGTTAGTGGTTGTAAATGCCTATACCCAGTTCGATTACCGAGGTCGTGGAGTCAAGGTGGATTACGAAGCTGTCCGCAGTTGCATGAAATGGATCAAACAGAATTTTCCTGGGAAGCGGATAGGTGTTCCGAAGATTGGTGCGGGTCTTGCCGGAGGCGATTGGAATCGAATTTCATTGATCATTGACGAGGAGTTGTCCAATGAAGACGTCACACTCGTTGAATACAAACCATAACCGAACTCTTGCAGCGGACCTCTAAAGACCGCGCAGGGGAACGGCTCGAAAGGGACTGCGTTGATTGGTTGACTAACTCGATGGTTGATTGACAAATCAACGGCGTCCCTCTGGCTACACACAAAAGTAATAACAGCGTACCGCCAGCTCTCTGCGGGGGACGCTGATTTCTGGACGCTGTATTACATATACAGTTTCAAAAAGGAAGGTTTGTTAGGTGATTCATAACATTTTATGGTTAGTAAATATCTTAATAATTATATTTTCATTTGTTAATATGTTGCGTATCCTTATTAACAGAAATAAGATGATAAAGAAAAGTGGACTTTCAAAAGATCAGTTTTTATTGCTGTCAGTAGGAGGTCCTGAAAAATTAGAATTGTCAGCTAAAAAAACTCGAATTGGCGGCATGATATTTGTTGCTATTGCTAGCATTTTGATTATTTTATCAGTTTTACGTAAACCTGATTACTATTCTTATAAAGATGTTATTGTTAGTTGTAGCCTTATTGTAATAATTTTTGGATCATGCAGTTTTCTTCTGTTTCGACTATCAAAAAAATTCAAACGTATCGCATCTGAGGGGCGTGAGGGAAGGTAGTTAAGCTGGCTAACGCCCTCTTACTCAAACAACCCAATCTGCTTCCTCTCAAATTCCTCCCGCCCAACCGCCGCAACAATACTGTAAATTTGCCGCTCGGTCAGCCCGAACTCTCGGGCGAGCTGGGCATGGTTGCTGCCGGTAAACCGCTTGTAAATGCGTCGGTGTTGCTGATCGATGTACCAGAGATGCCCCTTGGCTATGTAGATCCCGGTGCCTGATGCTTCGGCTTGTATCCTGCTCATTGCCAGTTCGGCACGCTTCCGGGCTTCTTCCGGCGTGTCCTTGAATTCCTCGATATAACCGGCTGCAATGGCCTCTGCCAATTGCTCCAGGACTTCGGTAAACTTTCCCCGCCTTGTGGTGTCGATGTGACGTTTACGGCTCATTACCCGGTTCTCCGGCCTTGTTTTTTGGCGTTTATGACCAAGGCGGCGACGATGCCGCGTAGCTGTTCGGGCTGGCAGAACTGGATGCTGTCGACTTTGTACATGTGTTTGGCCATGCTGTCGGCATAGGCCCATGAACGCCCGACTTCGGCCAGGAGCGCCTCGATCTTGGAGAGGTAGGCGGACTTGCCCATGTTGTGGGGTTTGCGGCCATGAGAACGGGAACCGGGAACTCGGGACTGGGGATTTGAGGCTGGTTTCCATCCCAGGCTTTCGAAGTGCTGGAGCAGCCGGGTGCATTGAAGGTCGCTTAAATCCCGGCTTGAACGCTTTTTAAACTGGACGTAGAGGATGTCGCGGTAGATGTCGTCATCTAGGCCAAGGTCTTTTTTTGCGATGTGGATTTTTGCCAAATTTGCGTGGCTTGCCATGGGGTACTCCTTTTAAAACAGAAGCGTCACTTTTATGAGGCTCTTGCAAAAGTCAAAAAGGTTCCCTCCCCCCTGGCGGGGGAGGGTTAGGGTGAGGGGGAAGTTGCTATGATATCCGTACGTTGCATCTTCACCCACCCCCCAGCCCCCTCCCGTCAAGGGAGGGGGAGTCCAGGGCTTTTACAGGTACTCATATTTTACCATGTTGGCTGCTTCATCAGGCCCGGAGCGCCACCTCCGGACGACGGTTCACGTTTGTTGAACGAGAACCGTTTCGCACTTTCTCAATGTTCCCCTATGCCGCAACGTCGAGCGGCATTGGTTTGTAGCTGCCGTCCGCCTGGCGTTCGTAAATGCGTATGTAGGCTTTGGAGCCTACGACTTGAAGACTTTCGGAGATGGCTTTCATGGCGTTGCACCAGCGTTCGTCCAGGATTTCCAGCCGCCGCAGGGAGAGGATGCGGTTGATGTTGAGGCGGCCCAGCTTGTCGACCTGGAATACGTCGTTGATGAGGGCGCGCAGCTCGGGGCTGCTGCCGGATGTCAGTTCGGTCAGGTATTCGTCGAGCAGGGCCTTGGCGGCTTGCAGCCGCTCATCAAAGACCTGGCGTTCGTCGATGGCGCGGACGATTTTGTGACGTCCATTGAATGAGGTAAGGGTGATGTTGCCGACTTTGCCGCCCAGCCTGGCGTTGTATTTTTCGGCGGAGAGTTCGGCAAAAGCCTGGATGTCGGCCATGGTGCGTTTTTTGAAGTTCGCGATGTGTCCGGCAACGTCTACGGCTCCGCTGATGATTTCCTGGACGAGTGCGTCGCGTTCGCGGTCGATCTCGCGGACCTGCTCGACCGGGACGAGCCTGCCCTGGGCGTCTTGCCAGTATCCGTCCGGTATTCCGATGGTGGTGGTTTGTGTGTTCATGATGGTTCTCCTTTTCTGTTGTGTGATGTGTTCAATACATTAAATGTCAGCGTCGGCGGGTCAGCGTTTCCAGATGCAGCCTTGGTAGCAGATCAGGGCGCGGCTATAGGCGCGATCATGCATCCAGCGCTTGGTCCGGTTCCATTTGCGGCGGGTTGCGAGGTGGTTTGCGATGGCTTTAAACATGGGTTTAATCCTCCCTTTTTACGGGTTTATGGTTGTTGTGGTTGCAGGCTCTGCAGGCTTTGTTCATGCGCACCCATTCGGGGTTGATGTCGGCAAAGGGGCGCTTGCGAAAGGCGGCGCATTGGCTGAGGGTGATCTGTTCCCCCAGGCCGGGGCACTCTACTGTGCCGGAGCCGTAGATTTCTTCGACTTTGGTCAGCAGGTTGCCGGGTTTGGGATAATCACCGCTTAACACC